AGCCAGTTGCTCCCATTATTGTAGCTTAGGCATGAGTTGGAAAGGAAGCCCAGCCGGATGCTGGGCTTCCAACCAAAACTTATTGTAATAGAAAGGAGACATACCATGCTGAAGGAAGCTATCGAGAAAATCGAAGAACTGGCAAAGCCGATCATTCTGGACAGGGATGACCGTACCTACGCCGTGAACAAAGACGGTGAAGCGCAGGAGATCATCCCGGAGGCAGTTTATCAGAGCTGCCTGTCCCTGAACAGTCTGGACGCGCTGGTGCAGATGGTCAAGACGGAAGGCACCTGCGCAGATCGTCCGGACAAGCTCTACCTGTCCGTGAAGGATCACATGACGGTGACGTGCTTCGGCCAACCCCAGCACGACCTGCGGGATAAGCGTATTTTCTACTACGAGGCGCAGGCAAAGGACGTTCCCGGATGGGATGGCGAGGTGAAGATGCCCTTTGACAGGGCGGCGGTCGCCTTGCAGACACGTTTTCAGGACGGCGGTGACAGGGGCTATGCCCTGACGCTGCTGAGCCAGATCACCTGCGGTGCGAAGGTCACCTACAACGACACCGGCATAGCCACTACCGTCGTGACCAACAAGGGCGTTTCGCTCCAGCAGAACAGCACCATCCGTCCGATCGTGAAGCTGCGTCCTTACCGTACCTTCCAAGAGGTGGAGCAGCCGGAGGGACTGTTCCTGATCCGTATTGATGAGCGGGGCATTACCTTCACGGAGGCTGACGGAGGTATGTGGAAGCTGGATGCCCGCAAGACCATCAAGGCATATCTGGAGGCGGCCCTGAAGGATGATATCGACGCCGGCCGTGTGGTCGTGATGATGTAACAAAAAAGCCGCCCCGCCGGAGCTGGCACTTCGGCGGGGCGGGACTGGCGGCAAAGCCAATCAGATACAAGCCCACTATATGGGAGAAAGTGAGAAATGTCAATGAGAACAACGAAAATCGTTATCAAAAATATGTTCGGCATCAAGGATATGTCGCTGGGCGGTGGCTCTGTGGAGATATCCGGCCCCAAAGGGAGCGGAAAAACCTCGGTGCTGGATTCTATCCGGTATGCGCTGACCAACCGCTCTGACAGGGACTATGTTGTGCATCAGGGTGCGGATGAGGGGGAGATCATCATCGAAACGGATTCGGGCCTTTCTGTAGACCGGCGGGCGCTGAGCGCCAAGTCTGCCGGAACGGTGAAGGTGCGGGACGGCTCCATGCTTCAGACGCGGCCTGCGGAGTTCCTGTCGAAGATCTTCACGCCGCTCCAGCTGAACCCGGTGGAGTTCACGCAGCTGTCGCGGCAGGAGAAGAACCGTGTGATCCTCTCTCTGATCGAGTTCCCGTGGGATACCAACTGGATCAGAGAGCAGTTCGGCGAGATCCCGCAGGGCGTGGACTACTCGAAGCACATCCTTGAAGTGCTGGCGGATATTCAGGCGGAGAACGGCATCTATTTCCAGTCGAGGCAGAACCTGAACCGCGATATCCGCAATAAACAGGCGTTTATCGCTGACATTGCAAAGGATATCCCGTCCGGCTACGACTATGACCATTGGAACAGCTACCCTGTCGGCGAAAAGTACCGCGAACTGGAACGCCTGAAGGATCAGAACAGCCGTATCGAGCGGGCCAAGACCTTCCGGGACAGCTATGACGCGAAGATGCGAGGGATCACCGGAGAACGGGACGTGGCGCTGGCTGCCATTGACAGGGATATGGCCCGTGAGCGCTCTGAACTGACCGGACAGATCGAGCGGCTTCGGGCAGAGATCAGCGCGGCGCAGGAGGAATTAGGCAGTCTGGAGTGCCGGCGGGAGGATCGTGCTGCCGTTGTGCACGCCAAATATGAGACCGCCGTTGCCAAGCTGGAAAAGGACATGGGTACGGCCAGCGAGTATGCGGAGGCTGCACCGGCAGATACTTCCGCCTTACAGCAGGAGGTGGATACGGCGGAGCGTATGCGCAAGCATCTCAATGAATACCAGCGCATGACGGCCATGCAGCATGAGGTGGACGCGCTTACGGAGCAGTCGCAGGAGCTGACCCGCAAGATCGAACTGGCGCGGGAGCTGCCCGCCAAAATTCTTGAAACGGCAACGATCCCCGTTGAGGGACTGACGGTGGAGAATGGCGTGCCGCTGATCCACGGCCTGCCCATTTCCAACCTGTCCGATGGCGAGCTGCTGGAGTTGTGCGTGGATATCACGGTCAGCAAGCCGGGTCAGCTTCAGATCATTCTGGTCGATGGCGCGGAACGGCTGGACAAGGAGAGCCGGGACAAGCTGTATGCCAAGTGCAAGGCAAAGGGACTGCAGCTGATCGCTACCCGCGTGACAGATTCTAATGAATTGGAGGTTACTGAATTATGATGACAAAAGATAACCTGCGTAAGCTGACCGGCGACGAACGTCTGGGGCAGATGCGTGATTCTGAATATCTCGGCGCTGAGGACATCGACGATGATGTGGAGCCGATACTGACTATTGATGCCCTGTGGAACGGCATGGTGACGCTCCAGCGCGGCAAGGAAAACAAGGATGTACTTTCCTTCAAGGAAGAGCGTGTTCCGGGCATTATGCAGGTAAGGCCTCTCATTATCAACTCTACCAACCGCAAAACGCTGCGTAAGCTGTTTGGCGACGCAAAGGCGGATACGCTGGTGGGCAAGCAGATCCAGCTTTACATTGACCACAAGGTGCGTGATCCGCAGGATGGCGGGCTTACGGACGGCATCCGTATCCGGCCCTTTAAGCCGAGAGTCAAGAAGGAAGCCCCTGTACCGCCCTGCGCGGATTGCGGCGGCCCCATTGAAGCGGCGATGGGCAAAGCCCCCGGCTGGCTGGCGGCCTACACCGCCAAGCATTACGGCGTATCCCTGTGTGCCGCCTGTGCCCAGAAGCGTAAGGATGCGGCATCGGCCCCGGCACCGGAAGTGCCGGAGACGCCCGAAGCAGACCCCACCGCAGGTGAGGTCATTGACGGGGAGGTGCTGTGATGCTTCCGATGGTAACAGCGGAGAATTACTTCTCCCGGGAGATGAACATGGCCTATATGGGGGCCACACAGTTCAAGGCTTTTGACCGCTGCGAGGCGGCGGCGCTGGCGGAGGTGCGGGGCGAATACGCCCCCGCAGCCTCCACGGCTATGCTGACCGGAAGCTATGTGGATGCCTACTTCTCCGGCGAATTGCCGGTGTTTCAGGCGCAGCATCCGGAGATCTTCAAGCGGGACGGGAGCCTGAAGGCGGAGTTCGATCATGCGCAGGACGTGATTGCCCGGATGGAGTCGGACGAGCTGTATATGCTGCTGATGTCCGGAAAGAAACAGGTGATCCTGACCGGCGAGATCGCCGGCGTCCCCTTCAAGGTGAAGATCGACAGTCTGCTGGATGCAGAGGCCAGCCGTCACATTGCGGAGCAGTTTCCGGAGACGGCGGAGGTCATGGGAATGTGCGACGGTGCCTTGGTGGATCAGAAGGTCATGCGGGACATGGCCAATGTGTGGTCAGATGAGGAACGTGCCAAGGTGCCCTTTGCCCAGTTTTACGGTTATGACATTCAGGGCGCCATTTATCAGGCCATCGAGGGCCATATGCTGCCGTTCATTCTGGCAGTGGGTACGAAGGAGGACGCGCCGGATATCGGGGCGCTGTACATCCCTGATGCTGAACTGGCCGCCAGGCTGGCGGAGGTGGAGGATCGCGCCCCACGGTATCAGGCCATCAAGGAGGGCAGGATCGCCCCGCGTCGATGTGGGAAGTGCGCGTACTGCCGCATGACTAAAAAGCTGCGGGGCATCGTGGATTACCGGGAGGTAGGCGAATGCTGAACAAGATCTTCATTATGGGCCGCCTGACCCGTGACCCGGAACTGCGTACCACGAACAGCGGGACGTCTGTGGCCAGCTTTTCGCTGGCTGTTGACCGGAATTATAAGGGTGCAGACGGTGAAAAGGAGACAGATTTCATTGACTGCGTAGCGTGGCGCCAGACCGGCGAGTTCGCCGCCAAGTATTTCGCCAAGGGCCGCATGGCCGTTGTGGAGGGGCGGCTCCAGATCCGTCCGTGGACGGACAAGGAGGGCAATAACCGCCGCAGCGCAGAGGTGATCGTTGACAATATGTATTTCGGCGATTCCAAGCGCGATGGAGATACGGGCGGTGCCAGACCTGCCAGCGGCCCCGTGAATGTGTCCGCCAACGACTGGCAGGAGGCCGATGAGGATGAAGGCGACCTGCCGTTCTGACGCAGCGGCTCAGATCAAAGAGACGCTGACGGCCCGGGAGGTCGTGGAGTTCTACGGGTTCACGCCTAACAGGAGCGGGTATATCCATTGCCCATTCCATGCGGGCGACAACAACGGGAGCCTGAAGGTCTATGACGGCGACAGGGGATGGCACTGCTTTGGGTGCAATGCCGGCGGAACGGTCATTGACTTTGTGATGAAGCTGTTCGATATATCCTTCCGTCAGGCGGTACTGCGCATCGACAGCGACTTTGGCCTGCGCCTTACATATGAGCGGCCCGATCCCAAGGCGCGGTCTGCGCTGCTGGAAAAGCGCCGTGCAGAAGCGGAGGAGAAGGCCCACCGCCGCGCCGAATATCAGACACTGGCCGCGGAGTACCGGCAGTGCTTTGATACCGTGAAATACTTCCCGCCGGTGCTGTGTGCCGATGGCAGCATCTGGATACATCCTCTGTATCCGGATGCGCTGAAGGCCATGCCCGCGCTGGAAGCAAGACTGGACGAGATACTGGAGGCTGGAATTGGATAATAAACGGGAGATCGTACCGAATTGGCGGTACACGGAGGATGACTTTCTGTACACTACGCTGCCCTATGAGGAACTGCAGGAGTATGCAAAAAATCCATTTGTCCACCAGCGCATGGTCGAAGCCATGGCACGGTACGCCGCCGGTGTTGGATTCAAGCAGTTGAAGAAGTTTTACAAAGCATATCTGGCCGGTCTGAAGCAGAGTTCTGCCGGCGGCACGGTCTATGTGGGTGGGAATCCCACCTGCTTTGACGGTCAGCCGATGGAACTGAACGCCGGAGACTGGGAGGCGGATGACAGCGGTATCAGGCGAAACTTCGGCGGCGTGGACTGCGTGGCCTGTCCGCATCCGGTGATGCCGGTGGAACGGCTGGTGAATATCGACACAGGCGAGGAGAAGCTGCGGCTGGCATTCCGCAAGGGCACCATCTGGCGGCGGCACATCGTGGAAAAGAAGGTGCTGGCCAGTGCCAACAAAGTAACGGAATTGGCGGGGATCGGTATCGCCGTCAACAGCGAAACGGCGCGGAATTTTGTCCGCTACATAGGCGATCTGGAGAACCTGAATTATGACATCATACCGGAACGGAAAAGCATCGGTCGGTTCGGTTATATCGCCGGAGAGGGCTTTTCGCCCTATGTGGACGGGTTGATCTTTGATGGTGATGCCAACTTTGCCGCCATGTTTCAGACGGTACACGAGCGCGGCAGCTTCGACAAATGGAAGCAGATGGCGGCGGAGGTACGGGCTATGTCGGTGACGGCAAAGATCGTGCTGGCGGCATCCTTTGCATCGCCGCTGCTGCAGCCGCTGGGATGCCTGCCCTTCTTTGTCCACCTGTGGGGCGTGGATTCCGGCACCGGAAAGACGGTGGCCCTGATGGTGGCCGCCAGCGTGTGGGGTGACCCGTCCGTGGGCAGCTACGTCAAGACCTTTGACGGGACGGCGGTAGGCATGGAGAAGACCGCCGCGTTCCTGAACAATCTGCCGCTGTGCTTGGATGAACTGCAGTTGGCCAAGGACGCAAAAGGAAAGACCAACTTTGATGTGTACAGGCTCGCGCAGGGCGTGGGGCGCACACGGGGAAACCGGTCAGGCGGCGTGGACAGGACACCAACGTGGCAAAACTGCATTCTGTCCACGGGGGAAAGCCCCCTGACGGGGCAGGCATCCGGCGCCGGCGCTGTGAACCGTGTGATCGACATCGAGTGCAAGGCCAACAGCGTAGTCATTACGGACGGTATGCGGGTGTCCGGCGCGGTGAAGCGGAACTTCGGCCACGCGGGAAAGGCGTTTGTGGAGAAGCTGTATGCCGCCGGGGACGATGTGCCGCAGGAAATCCATAACAGGTATCAGGTGTTGTTCAAGACGCTGGCGGCGCAGGACACCACGGAAAAGCAGGCCATGGCGGCCGCTGCCATTGTGCTGGGTGATGAACTGGCCTGCCGCTGGATCTTCGGCGGGACGGAGCAGCCCGTGACGATGGAGCAGATATCTGAATTTCTGACGTCCCGCGCGGCGGTGTCCGCCGGTGAGCGGGCCTATAAGTACCTGTGCGACTGGGTATCCCAGAACTCCAACAAGCTGACGGGCAAAACGGACAACGGAGATGTGCTGGGTACACTGGACGGCTGCCGTGCCTATATCATCCGCTCTGTTTTTGAACGGGTCTTGCAGGACGCGGGTTACAGCATGAAGGCGACGATCTCATGGCTGAAGCAGGCTGGTTTGATCGAGACACGGGCCAAGAATAACACGAAAGCCCGCCGCATCAATGGTGTTCCTACGGAGTGCTTTTGTCTGCTCCTGCCTGATATTGAAGAAGAAATTGACGAAACGGACGAATTACCGCTGTAAACGTGGGGAACTGCGCGGAAACGTGGGGGTGCGCCCCCACGCCCTCAAAGCCTTTGATACCAACGGTTTGCGGCGAAATTTTTCGGGGTGTGGGGATGTGGGGAACACATACACACGCTATATAGGGGTAAAAAATAATCACATACACATACCAAACGTATGGTACATATACGTATGTGTGCAAGGCATAAATTTTTTTGCAAAAATTATCCCCACACCCCCACACTTGCCGCAAAGCCTTTGATACCAACGGTTTGCGCGTGGGGATATGTTCCCCACAGCGCCCCACGTCCCCACAAAAATAGGAGGCATGACATGGAATTGCGCGATTATCAGCGCGAATGCATCAAGACCATAGAAGCGCAGCCGCCGGGGTCGTACCTGTGCCAGATGGCCACGGGGCTGGGCAAGACGGTGACGTTTGCCAACATACCACGGCAGGGCCGCAACCTGATTTTGTCCCACCGCGAGGAGCTGGTGCGCCAGCCCATGAAATACTACGATTGCAGCTACGGCGTGGAGCGGGCGGGAGAGCACAGCCACGGCGAGGAGGTAGTGAGCGCCAGTGTACAGACGCTGGTGCGGCGGCTGGACAAGTTTGCACCGGACGCCTTTGACACCATCATCGTGGATGAAGCCCACCACGCGGCGGCCAACACCTACCGGAAGATACTGGACTATTTCAAGCCACGGCTGACGCTTGGATTTACCGCCACCCCCAACCGGGGCGACAAGGTACGGCTGGACACGGTGTTTTCGGATATCATCTTTGCCCGTGACCTGCGATTCGGCATCCAGAACGGCTATCTGTGCGACATCTACTGTATGAGGGTGGATATCGGCTACGATCTGAGCGCCGTACATACCCGCGCCGGAGATTACGCGCCGGGAGAGCTGGACGAGGCTATGGAGGGTACGGCAGACGCCATTGCCGAGGCTTACGGGAAATACGCCAAGGGCGCCACGCTGATCTTCGCCGTCAGCGTACATCACGCCAATGAGATCGCATCGAAGATACCCGGCGCTGTGGTGGTGACGGGCGAGACGAAGGACAGGGCGGCTATCATCGAGCGGTTCACGGCGGGGGAAATTCCCTGCATCGTCAACTGCATGGTGTTTACGGAGGGGACGGACATTCCCCGCGTGGAAACGGTCATTATTGCGCGGCCCACCCAGTCCGACAGCCTGTATAGCCAGATGGTGGGGCGGGGCTTGCGGCTCTATCCCGGCAAGGAGCGGCTGACGCTGATCGACTGCGTGGGCATCACAGGGCGGGCGTCCATCTGCACGGCCCCGTCGCTACTGGGCATCGACATGACCAACGTGCCGAAGGCCAAGCAGAACGAGCTGGAGGGGCTGCTGTTTGAGCTGCCCATGAAGGCGGTGGCGGCTTCGGACTGCCCGGAGAGCTGGATCCGGAACGTGGAGATCGTAGATCTGTGGGCCAAGGAACAGAAATACCAGACGCACGATGTGAACTGGTTCAAACTGCCGGACGGGTCGATGGTGCTGTCGCTGCTGGGGCACGAGCGGTTGGTGCTGTCGCCGCAGGATGAGCTGGGCATGACCTGCATCACGCTGGGAACTATGACATCGGACAAGCGGCCCATGCAGAGTGCGCTGGACAGCTGCTATGTATGGCTCTGTAACCAGCGGAAGGAGCAGGCGTATATCTGGAACACGCAGGAGGTCAAGCGCTGGGGGAAGAATCCTGCCACGGAAAAGCAGCTGACGATGATCCGGAAACGCTGCAAGGGGTTTGACACGGAGGGGCTGACAAAGGGACAAGCAAGCCAGATATTGAACAGGCTGATGAGCAAAGGGAGGTAGTGAAAAATGGCATCGGAAAGACAGCATCAGCAGGCGGTCATGAAGTGGTCGCGTCAGCCGACGGTGCGTGAGCAGTGGCCGGAACTGGCGCTGCTGCACCACATCAAGAACGAGACCACCGGCGGCGCGGCGGAGGTAGCCGCCGACAAGGCTATGGGCGTCAAGAAAGGCGTTCCCGATCTGTGTCTGCCGGTGGCGCGGAATGGCTACCACGGCCTGTACATCGAAATGAAAACGCCCAGCGGCAGGGCGTCGGAGGCCCAACGCTGGTGGGTAGAACATTTGATGGCGCAGGGATACTATGCCGCCGTATGCCACGGCTATGATGCGGCGGTACACATTCTCACATGGTATCTGTCGCTTCCGAAGGAGGTGCGGTGATGGCGGAGGTATCCAGAGTGGAGCGGGCTGCTATGCAGGGGGAGCCGATACCCACCGGATGCTCATGGCAGGAGATGACGGAGTACATTGCTCTGCGTGCCCTGTACTGGGGCTACCGGCACAAGGTCTTCACACGGGAGGAAGCCAGCGCCATGAAGCAGAGGCTGCGAAGCGAACTGGATAACGTGGAGCGCGGATATGCGTTTGAGCGGAAATGCTGGGACAATGCCGCACGGCGCTATAAGGAGACGGAGCGAGCCAAAACCGCCTACCGGAAGGAGCGGACACTGACGGCTGCGGACGCTTTGGTGGCGGTGTTGGACGGGCTGGGCAATGACTAATTTGGCCTGTGTTTTTTGGCGGTATTTTGGTCAGATACTTTCCGCCTTCTTCGGGGGGAACATAAGTATCTCGGAACGGAAACGCCGGAAGCCGCTGAAAACACAAGGCTTTGCACACAGCATAACCAACCAAAACGCATACCTCTGTTTTGAGGGTGTGTTTTGGTTGGCCGCGGAGGAAATTTTTACAGGGTAAAGTATCTTCTCCGCACAGTTGAAGGAGGACAACATGGTATATGCACAAGAGACGATGACCGGCGAGATCATCGTGGACAATTTCGCTGGCGGCGGTGGTGCGTCGACGGGCATTGAGGTCGCCACGGGCCGGTTGGTGGCGCTGGCCGTCAATCACGACCCGGCGGCCATCCTCATGCACCGCACCAACCACCCGTACACGGAGCACTTCCAGGCGTCCGTGTGGGACATCGACCCCAAGGCCGTGTGCCGGGGTCGGCCTGTGGGACTGGCGTGGTTTTCGCCGGACTGCAAACACTTTTCTAAGGCTAAAGGCGCCGCTTTGGTTGACCGGAAGATTCGCGGCCTCGCGTGGATCACCCTGCGGTGGGCGGCAACGGTACGGCCCCGCGTCATCATTCTGGAGAATGTGGAGGAGTTTCGGACGTGGGGGCCGGTGCGGAAGGGAAAGCCGGTGAAGAAGCTGGCGGGCACCACGTTCCGGAAGTTCATCCGACAGCTGGAGGAACTGGGCTATGACGTGGAGTATCGGGAGCTGATCGCGGCGGACTACGGTGCGCCCACCTCCCGCAAGCGGTTCTACCTGATTGCCCGCTGCGACGGACGGCCCATTGTGTGGCCGGAGCCCACCCACAGCAAGACCGGCGCGGATGGACTGCCCAAGTGGCGCAGCGCGGCGGAGATCATCGACTGGAGCCTGCCATGCCCGTCGGTATTCGCATCCAAGGCGGAGATCATGGAAAGATATGGCTTGAAGGCGGTGCGGCCGCTGGCGAAGAACACCATGCGGCGCGTCATTCGCGGTGTGGACAAGTTCACCATCCGCAGCGGCAAGCCGTTTATCGTACCCACGGGGTACGGTGAGCGCAAGGGGCAGGCACCCCGCGTGCATGACATTGGCGCGCCGGTGCCTACGGTGGTCGGCACCGGCAAGGAGAATCTGTGCAGGCCGCTTCTGGCTCCCGCGCTGATCCAGTATCACACAGAGCAGACGGAGAGTGTCCGGGCATCCGGGCTGGGTACGCCCATCAACACGGTGGACGCCTCCAACCGATACGGGCTGACCTGCGCCAATCTGGTGGAGTATTACACCGGCGGCAGACCGCTGGATGTGCGAGAGCCTATGCACACAGTTACCAGCCACGACCGTGAGGCAGTGGTGGCGGCCCATGTGGTGAAGTTTAAGGGCGACAACCTGGGTCATGGCATGAAGGAACCGATGCAGACCGTGACCACAAGTGCCGGGGAGTTTGCCGTGTGCAAGGTGTTTCCGGCGAAGATGTGCGGCGGAGGCGATCTGGGCCACTGGGCGGAGATACGCGCACTGCTGAACGAGTTCTGCGGCTACACGCTGGCAGACGATGAGGTGCTTCTGCTGGAGATCGACGGTGTGCTGTACTACATCGCGGACATTGGGCTGCGGATGTTGTCTCCCCGCGAGCTGTACAATGCGATGGGATTCCCGCCGGATTACATCATCGACCGGGATTGCGATGGCAACGAGTACAAAAAAAGCGCACAGGTGGCGCGGTGCGGTAATGCGGTGTGTCCGCCAGTGGCATCCGCGCTGGTGCGTGCCAACCTGCCGGAGTGGTGCGGCGTGACCATAACGACAATGGCGCAGTTGATGGACTGCGTGGCGGTGTGAGGAGGAACGACATGACAAGAGATGAGATCGTGACCGCGCTGCGGTGCTGTGCAAGCCCGGAAGTGGATTGCAAGGGGAATTGCGCGTTTTTCGGTGCGAGCAGCCCCAACGAAGATTGCAGCCAGAAGAAAAATACCGCTGCCGCTGACCTGATCGAGAACCAGCAGCGGCACATCGATGCACTGTTGCAGGCCAACGCCGCCCTGCGGGATACCGTACTGCGGCGGGATGCGCAGATCGAGAAGATGAGCGAGGGACTGGCGCAATTTGCCGCGGCGGTGGCGGAAAAGGAGGCGATAAAAGATGAACCGAGATGATGAACTGATGTTTTACATGGAATGCTGGCGCGATATGCAGAGTTTCCTGGCGGAAGTAGTAAGGGACAATACGGGCGAGTATCCGTTTGCGCAGGATGTTCTGGATCTAATGCACAGCGTCGAAAGAAAGCACGGGGGATGACAATGGCTGAATACATTGAGCGAGAAAAGGCGAAGCGGCTGTTGCATATCGAATACGCCTACGCCGCAGAACAACTCTTAGACGAGATCCCCGCTGCTGGGGTTGCCCCAGTGGTGCACTGCTGGGAATGTGAGCACAGCTATGAAGCTGTGGGTGGGCGCTTCTGCACCTACGGCGTCTGTGTGGACTGCGAGGTGCCGGACGACTTCTACTGCGGAAATGGAAAGCGGGGTGAGACCGGTGAAGGATGAGGTTTACCCCTACGGAAGCGACTGCTTTACCTGCCGTCTGCCGGACTGCCGGTGCGCGGGAAGCTGTGCCAGCCGGTACAACCGTCTGCCCGGCGAGCGGACGAAAAGCGATGCGGCGCGGAAGGCGTATAGAAAAAAGATGGAGGAAAAGGAGGGCACAAAAGATGAATGAGCAGGAGGCGGCGAAGGTGCTGCGGGACTATCTGGAAAACAGGGAGATGCCGGCGGTGGTATATGCGGCCATCTGTCTGGCTGTCGACCGGCTGGAAGGCGGCCGGAGCCGGAGCGTCATGGAGTATCGGGAGGGCCGGGTATGAGCAGGGCGCGGAACCTCTGGTGGGGGTACGTCCGGAACATTCTGCGGGAATATCCCCGGGTGACGGCGGAGGAACACCGGGCGGTGTCCGCCGCGATCCAGACTACCCGCAGCAGGCGGGACGGCGGGGAGCGGATGCGGGTGGTGCGCATGACGCTGTTTGCCCGCACCCATACACTGGAGGGTGCGGCGGCGTGTATCCCGTGCAGTTATGCCACGGCGAAACGGTGGCAGCAGGACTTCATACGCGACGTAGCGAGATATTACAGATGCAATAACGGATTGTCGCTTAAAAATTGAGCCAAAACGGCCCAATAAATGTGCTATATTCTGGATGTGGACGGCTTACGCCATGTACACCTCCTTAGGGGCGGCGGCACTGACAGCTCCTTGCGGTGCCGCTGCCCATATCGGCGCTGTAGCTCAGATGGCGAGAGACACGCAACGCGGGTTCGAGTCCCACCGGCGCCGCAGATGTGGGCAGAGGGAGAGGGCCGGGTCGTCCATTTGGACGGCCCGGTCATTCTTTGTTTTCAGGTGTGGATATGGCGACAATGCGAGAACTGATAGCTGAATATGAGGATTCGCGGGAGCTGCTGACCGGACGCATCAAGGAACTGCGTGCGGCCATGAAGGAGACGGAGGCGGCGGATGAGTTTTTCTGCCTGAAGCGGCGGCTGCGTGATCTGGAGCAGCTGCGGACGGAGCTGGGCAAGGTACTTCGGTATATGCAACTGTGGTACGGAGGGAAGGATAATGGCAAAGAGGACGATGGGCACGAACTCCGGGAGCATGACCGCAGTGGAGTTCGTGGCCGAGCGGATGATCTACGAAAAATGGCTGCGCACCTATCTCGATTCGCGCGGTGCAATGGAGATGAGCAATCGTGGCTTGAAGCGGCTTTTGGATCTGATGATCCCGTTGTACATCCGTAGGGAATTGTCCCCTCGCCAGCGGGAACTCCTGAAGCTGCACATGATGGGGACGAACGGGACGCCCATGAACATGGTGCAGATCGCGGCATATCTGGGCATAAACAAATCCACGGTATGCCGCACACTTAAACGGGCACATCAGAGGCTGGCGCACCAGATGTCCTATCTGATGACCGGCTATAAATACATGAGGGACGCCGCCGAGGAGGACGCGGAGTAAACGGAGGTGAGCGTGTGGCAGGGGGAGCAGACAACCTCATCCCGTTCAGCGAGAGAAGCAAGGAAGAAGCAAGGGAGTGCGGACGTGCCGGCGGCATTGCGTCAGGCATTGCACGGCGGCGAAAACGGAGCCTGAAGGAGGCTGCCGACCTGTACCTGTCGCTGCCGGTGTCGGATAAACGGAAGTGGAACAAGATCGCGGCGCGGTATGTGGAGCCGGAGGACATCGACAACCAGATGGCCATGATCGTGGGCATGGTGGATGCGGCGGCCGCCGGTGATGCACGGGCGGCACGGGTCATAGTGGATCTCATCGGCGATGACACGGATGCGGACAGCAGGGCCGTGCAGGTGATCATGGACGAGCCGCTGGAGGAATACAGCGAATGAAGCAGCTCAGGATACAGCAGCCCAACCCCAAGCAGGCGCTGTTTTTGAAGGCAAAGACGAAGCATGTGGCTTTCGGCGGCGCCAGAGGCGGCGGCAAAAGCTGGGCCGTGCGGGTAAAGGCCCAGCTGCTGGCCCTGCGGTATCCGGGCATCCGCATCCTTATCGTGCGGCGCACATATGAGGAGCTGCGGCAGAACCACATCCAGCAGCTGAGGGTGGAGCTGAACGGCATTGCCCGCTATAACGTGACGGAGAAGCAGTTCAGCTTTCCCAACGGCAGCGTGATACAGTTCGGATACTGCGCCAAGGATGCAGACCTCGACCGGTATCAGGGCGCGGAGTACGACGTCATCTTTCTGGACGAGGCGACGCAGCTGTCAGAGCACCAGATGAAGACCATCACCGCCTGCGTCCGAGGTGTCAATCGCTTCCCGAAGCGTGTCTACTACACCTGCAATCCGGGCGGGCAGGGGCATCAGTACATCAAGCGGCTGTTCATCGACCGGCGCTTTGAGGCGGAGGAGATCCCGGAGGAACACAGCTTCATCCAAAGTCTGGTCACGGACAACAAGGCGCTGATGGCCAGCCAGCCGGATTATGTGCAGCAGCTGAAAGCGCTGCCCCATACCCAGCGGCTGGCATGGCTGGAGGGCCGGTGGGATGTGTTTGAGGGGCAGTTCTTTGAGGAGTTCCGGGATGAACCGGCACATTACATCGACCGGCAGAACACCCATGTGATCAAACCGTTCCGCATACCACGGGACTGGACGATATACCGCTCCTTCGACTGGGGCTATGCGCGGCCCTTCTCCTGCGGGTGGTGGGCAGTGGACTATGACGGTGTGCTGTACCGCATTGCAGAGCTGTACGGCTGTACCGGCACACCCAATGAGGGCGTGAAGTGGACGCCGGACAAGGTCTTTGCAGAGATACACCGCATCGAGACGGAGCACCCGTGGCTGCAGGGCCGGACGGTGCAGGGTGTGGCAGACCCGGCCATCTGGGACAAGTCCACCGGCGAGAGCGTGGCGGAGACGGCGGCCAAGCATCAGGTGCTGTTTGCTAAGGGCGACCACAGCCGTATTCCCGGGTGGATGCAGGTACACTACCGGATGCAGTTTGATGCCAACGGAATGGCCATGCTGTATGTGTTCGAGAACTGCAAGGCGTTTATCCGTACCATGCCGCTGCTGCAGTACAGCCAGACGGTGCCGGAGGATCTGGACACCGCGCAGGAGGATCATGTGGCAGATGAGGTGCGGTATATGTGCATGGCACGGCCCATCAAACCGAGACTGCCGGCAGAGCACGACCCGTTTCTGGACGATCCTGCCCGGGTGGCACTGGAACTCCGGAAGGAGGATCTGGCGCCGCCAGTCAGGAGGCCGAGAATGCAGATCATAAGGGAGGACAACGATGCGTGAAACAGAGACTGTACGTCCGGCACAGGAGCAGGCGGCTGCCGTGGATGCGGCGGTGCCGGCTGTTGGCACGGAACAGATCCGTGGGGCATGGGAGACACTGCGCCGGTACAAGCAGGGCAAGGCGAATCTGGAACAGCGCGTGGTGGACGCGGAGAAGTGGTTCCGCCTCCGCCACTGGGAGTGTATGCGCAGGGAGGAACAGGGGGAGCAGGTAGAGCCTGCGTCCGGCTGGCTGCTGAACTGCATCATGAACAAGCACGCCGATGCCATGGACAATTTCCCGGCACCCAACATCCTGCCACGGGAACGGGGGGATGAGGAGGAGGCGCAGCGGCTGTCTTCCATCGTGCCGGTGATTCTGGATCAGGCGGGATTCGAGAAGACCTACTCCGACCATGTGGACAACAAGCTCATCGGCGGCACCGGTGTGTACGGCGTGTTCTGGGACGGCACTGCCTGCAACGGGCTGGGCGATATCGACATCCGGGAGACGGATGTGCTGAACCTGTTCTGGGAGCCGGGAAAAGAGGATATCCAGGAGAGCCGCGACCTGTTCCACACAGAGTTGATGGACAACGACGTACTGCTGGAGCAGCACCCGCAGTTGGCGGGAAAGCTGGGCGGCACGGGGGCGTTTGCCACGGCAAAATACGCCTATGACGATGCGGTGGACACCAGCGGCAAGTCTGTGGTGGTGGACTGGTACTACAAGCGCCTCGTTGGCGGGCGCACGGTGCTGCACTACTGCAAATTCGTAGGGGACACAGTGCTGTATGCCACAGAGAACGACCCGCAGTATGCGGAGCGAGGGCTGTATGACCACGGGCAGTACCCTTTCGTATTCGACCCGCTGATTCGGCTGAAGGGGACACCTTGCGGTTTCGGCTATGTGGATATCGGAAAGTGCCCGCAGGAGTATATCGACAGAGGCGGGCAGGCCGTTCTGATGAATATGCTGGCCAACACCAAGCCGCGCTTTTTCATCCGCTCCGACGGCGGTGTGAACGAGGAGGAGTTCGCGGATCAGACACGGGCCTTTGTCCACGTCACCGGCAATCTGGGCGAGGACAGCATCGTGCCCATTACCGGAAAACCTCTCAGCAGCATCTACCTGAATGTGCTGACCCAGAAGATCGACGAACTGAAGGAAACCACCGGCAACCGTGACATCTCGACCGGCGGCACCACCAGCGGCGTTACGGCGGCATCGGCTATCGCGGCCATGCAGGAGGCGGGCAGTAAACTCAGCCGTGACCACAACAAAAGCGCGTTCCGTGCATACCGGCAGGTGATCCTGCTGGTGGTGGAGCTGATCCGCCAGTTTTACAGCCTGCCGCGGCAGTTCCGCATCACCGGCGAGGACGGCGTGCGGGAGTTCATCACCTACACCAACAGGCAGCTTCAGCCGCAGGTACAGGGGATGGACTTCGGGACAGACATGGGGCTGCGGCTGCCGCTGTTCGATGTGGAGATCACGGCACAGAAGCAGTCCCCGTACAGCAAGATGAGCCAGAACGAACTGGCCCTCCAGTTCTACAACAACGGCTTTTTCAATCCGGAGCTGGCGGATCAGTCGCTGGCGTGCCTGGAGATGATGGATTTTGACCGCAAGCAGGCCATCATGCAGCGCATTGCCCAGAACGGCACGATGTACCAGCAGATGCAGCAGATGCAGCAGCAGATGGTCATGCTGATGCAGAAGCTGGCCGCCGTGACCGGCGACACCGAAATGCTGGCAGCACTGGGCGGCGGAGCGGTGCCGGCGCAGACACCGCCGGCAGGCAACGCAGATGCTGCGGCGGCCGTGCAGGGGAACAGCGTGGCCGGCGGAGATGAACGGAAACTGGGTGAGAGCGCTACCACGAAAAAAGCGCGGCAGCGTGTTGCAGACGCCACAGCACCCGCGTAAGGAGGGACGGCATGGTCAGGGTGAGATTCGAGCGCAGAGGAGAAACGGCGAGTCTGACCGTGTGCGGCCACGCCGGATATGCGCCAAGGGGACAGGATATCGTCTGCGCGGCGGCATCCATGCTCAGCATGACCGCTGCCGCCCGTGCCAGCGCACTGGGACAGGTGCGGACGCTGGATATGCAGGAGGGCAGTATGCGGCTTGTCTGTGAGGCTGCGCCGCAGGTGTTGGAAGCGCTGGAAACAGTCAGGGCGGGATTCGCCATGCTGGCGGAGAAATATCCGGCACACATCAGTTTGACAGGGGCGGCAGACCGCCCTGCCAATACAAACGGAGTCGCCCGCCAAAGGGCAGGAGGAGAGCAGAATGAAGAAGTTTTTTGACGGCTGTATGGATCTTCAGCTTTTTGCTGAGGGCGAAGGGGAGGGCGCCGCCCCCAAGTCGGGCGAGGGCGCTCCCGCTGCGGCGGAGGGTGCAGCACCTGCCGCCGAGGTGCAGGAACAGCAGCAGGAAAAGCCGGATCGCGGCGCTGCGTTTGAAGCGCTCATCAAGGGCGAGTACAAGGATCTGTACGATGCCCGGGTGAAGGAGACTGTGCAGCGCAGGCTGCGGGGCACCAGAGAGCAGGTGGAGCGTCTGCAGGCCATGATGCCCATGCTGACGGTATTGGGCCAGCGGTACGGCGTAGACCCCAGCGATGTGGCGGCACTGTCGCGTGCCGTGGATGCGGATGAATCCTATCTGATCCGTGAGGCGGAAAAGAAAGGCATTTCCCCTGACACGCTGCGGGAGACATGGCGGCTGGAGCGGGAGGCCACCAACCTCCGCCGCCAGATGGATGACTACAGGGCCGAGCAGGAAACGCGGCGCATCTACGGCGAGTGGCAGAAGCAGGGAGAGCAGTGCAAGCTGCTGTATCCGGCCTTTGATCTGGAGGCGGAACTGCAGAACGAGGATTTCTGCCGGCTGCTGCGCAACCGCGTGAATGTACAGACGGCCTATGAGGTCATCCACAAGGACGAGATCATCCCGGCGGCCATGCAGGTAGCCGCACAGCAGGCGGCGGAGAAGGTCACGGCCGCTGTGCGGGCCAACGCTGCCAGACCTGCCGAGAACGGCAGCAAGGGTTCTGCGGCATCTGTGGGAAAGATCGACGTGGCCAACATGACAAACGAGCAGATGGACGACATCCGCAAACGTGTGCTTCGGGGAGAGCGCATCACGCTCTGACCCGAAAGGAAGGAGAGGTATGAAAACCAATATGAGTAAGCTCTATCAGGCGATGGCGGCAATGATGATGCTGCAGATGTTTGCCGATCCCAACACCAACGTGACCACCGACACCGGTATGTCGGTGGAGAACAAGACGTTTTACGATAAGGAACTCATCCGCACGGCGGGGCCCCAGCTGGTACATGACCAGTTCGCCCAGAAGCGCCCCATCCCCAAGAATGGCGGCCAGTCTGTGGAGTTCCGTCAGTTCGGCGACCTGCCCAAGGCGCTGACCCCGCTGACCGAAGGCGTGACCCCCAACGGCAAGAAGCTGAGTGCCACCGCCAAGACGGCCACCGTCAGCCAGTACGGCGACTATGTGACCATCTCCGATAAGCTGGATCTGACGGCCATCGACCCCGTGGCGCTGGAGGCCGTGGACGTCATCGGCAAGCAGATGGGCCTGACGCTGGACACCGTGACCCGTAATAAGCTCCATCAGGGCCTGCAGGTCATGTATGCGCCGCTGCGCAGCTCCGCCGGTGCGGAGACGGAGGTGTCCAGCCGCTCCAAACTGGATAAGTCTGCCGTGCTGACTGTGAAGCTGGTGCAGCAGGCCCGCACGGAGCTGAAGGCCATGAACGTGCCCACGTTCGATGACGGCTGTTATGTGATGATCATTCATCCCTATTCGGCCTATGACCTGAAGCGCGACCCTGAGTGGCGTAAGCCCCATGAGTATGCGGACACCCGCCAGCTGTACAACGGCGAGGTCGGCATGGTGGATGGTGTCCGCTTCGTGGAGACTTCCGAGGCGAAGATCTACTGCGGCGAGGATCTGGCATCCAACAGCCGCACGCTGACGGTAAACGGTGCGGTATCCAGCGCCGGCAAGACCATCAATTTCGATGGCGGTGCGGTGGCTGCCAATGCGCTGGCCGGTCGGTATGTGCTCATCGGCGATAAGCGCGTGAAGGTGGTCAGCAACACCACTTCCGCACTGACACTGGATACCGCTATCACGGCGGAGGACAATGCCGTCATTTATCCCGGCGAGGGTGGTGCCGGCGGCGGTGCCGTGTTCGGCAACCTGATCTTCGGCAAGAACGCCTACGGCGTCACCGAGATCGAAGGCGGCGGCGCGGAGACCATCATCAAGCCCAAGGGCAGTGCCGGTACTGCCGACCCCCTGAACCAGCGTTCCACCGTGGGCTGGAAGGCTATCAAGACCGCTGAGATCCTGGTGGACTTCTACATGATGCGCGTGGAGTGCGGCAGTGCGTATTCCGCCCGCGCCCGTGCCAACTGAGGAAAGGAGAACAACGATGGACAATAACGAGAACAACGTGACCATGGCCGCGGACGTCTCTGACGGTGTCATGACGGCCCCCGCACCGGAGAACAACACCACGCCGGAGGTTCCCAAGAAGAACAGCAGGAAGAAGACGGCGCCGGAGATTCCCGTGGAGGAGAAGGTGACCATCAAGCTGCCCCGCACCAAGGACGGCCCCAAGGAGGTCATGGTGCGCGTCAACGGCGACAAGTACCTCATCAAATGCGGCGTGCCTGTGGAAGTCCCTGCGAGTGTGGCAGAGGTGCTGGAGCACGCTGAGGAGATGGCCATGGAGGCCATGGAGTACGAGGATTCCGTGCGCAGCGAGTGATTCAGGACGAAAGCGGGGGAGGTCTGGTCACCTCCCCCGCTTTTGAGAAGGGAGGTATACCGATATGCTGGGGCAGCATTTGCGGGTCACAGATGTGATTACCGCATTCATGAAGCGAGAAGGCGGCATCAGCTATGAGCAGGCCAACGAGTGGCTGCGGCAGTTGGAGACCACTATTATGCGGGAGGTGCTGATCCCACACGGGGAAAAGGTGGACGATCCCGATATGCTGCTGTATGGCAGCGATACGGTTCTGACGGCCCCGCCGCCCTACGCGCGGATCTATGACCTGTGGCTGACAGCACAGGCGGATCTGGCCCATAACGAGATCGCCAAGTACAACAACTCCATCACAACCTTCCAAGCGGAGTATGACCGCTTCACCGGTTGGTATAACCGGACGCACAGGCCAGTGGGGGAGAAGCTGAAATTTTGGTAAGGGGAACAGCATGAAATATCCGACTTTGAAAGTGCCCTCCGCAAGCAGGGACATGGTATCCGTGTTCAGCGGCTATGACCATAACCTGAAGATCGCGGAGGGCGCATTTTATGACATGACGAATATGTCCTCTGCCGACTATCCCATGCTGTCCACCCGCCGCCCACGCGGCACGGTACAGCAGTTGGAGGAGCCGCAGGGACTGATCGCCAAGGATGCGCTGGCCATCGCGGACAAGGGAAAGCTCTATTTCAACGGTACGGAGGTCACAGGTCTGACGCTGGCCGACGGGGAGAAGCAGATGGTAAGCATGGGAGCGTACCTGCTGATCTGGCCGGATAAGAAGTACCTGAACACCAAGGATCTGACGGACTACGGCAGCATGGAAGCGGCGTTCGGGAGCACCGGCAGCGTGGTGTACTCACTGTGCATGGCAGACGGCTCTGCACTGGGAACGGTGCATTCCGCGAAGCCGGAGACCCCGGCAGGCGGCGACTACTGGCTGGACACCACGCAGGAGCCGCACAGCCTGCAGGTGTACAGTGAAGCCACCGGCTATTGGTCTGCGGTGGCTACCGTGTATACAAAGATATCTGCGGTGGGCATCGGTGCAGCGTTCGAGGAGGGGGACGGTGTCAGCATCTCCGGTGTGGCCTACGCGGGAGACAGCACCGTGGTCAAAGAGCAGTTCGAGGAACTCAACGGGACAAAGGTCATCTTCGCAAAGGGCGATGACTACATCGTGGTGGTTGGACTGGTGGATATTACCTACGAGCAGACGGTGGGCAGTGTTTCCGTGCGCCGCACCGTGCCGGATATGGATTTTGTCTGTCAGGCGCAGAACCGGATCTGGGGCTGCAAGTACGGCATGGTGGACGGTGAGGTGGTCAACGAGCTGTACTGCTGCAAGCTGGGGGATTTCAGAAACTGGAACGTGTTTCTGGGCATTTCCACCGATGCGTGGCGAGGTTCCGTCGGGTCTGACGGCGTATGGACGGGGTGCATCAACTATCTGGGCTATCCCACGTTTTTCAAAGAGAATGTGATCCATCGCATCTCCGTATCCTCCAGCGGCGCCCATCAGGTCACGGAGACAGTGGGGCGCGGGGTGCAGCAGGGAAGCGGCAGAAGTCTGTGTGTAGTCAATGAAGTGCTGTATTACAAAGGGCGCACGGGCGTGTGTGCTTATGACGGTTCGTTTCCTGGTTCCGTGGGGACGGTGTTCGGAGCGGAACGGTATGGCCGTGCTGTTGCCGGCGGCTTTGGCGGGAGGTATTACCTCAGTATGCAGGCAGCGGACGGTAAATGGCATCTGTTCGTCTACAACACGGAGCGGGGCCTGTGGCATCGGGAGGATAACACCCATGTGATGCAGTTTGCCGCGATGGATGATGACCTTTTCTACATTGACGCGGACAACGGGCGTCTGATGTGCATTGAAGGGACGCAGGGAACGAAAGAGGATCGTGTGGAGTGGATGGCCGAGACGGGCATCATCGGCTATAACTACCCCGATAGAAAGTATCTGGGCCGCTGCAATATCCAACTGAGCGCAGAGGACAGGCCCTCGCTCAGGCTGGAGGTGAAGTATGACGATCACCCGTGGGAGGCGCTGCGCGGCGGCGGAACAGTCAGCGGTATCCAGACACTGACCATTCCGGTGATACCCCGGCGGTGTGACCACTTCCGCCTGCGGCTGTCAGGCAAGGGCATGGTGCGCATCTTCTCTTTCACCAAAATTCTGGAAGTGGGGAGTGATCTGTGATGTATCCGACACCGCCTGTATTGCAGGGCACGTCATCGCGGCAGCTGGAGGACGTGCGGCGGTATCTGTTCCGGCTGGTGGAACAACTCAATTCAAGCGCCGACAGCCTGCCCGGTGGGGTACAGGCTGTCTATGCGCCCGCCGCATCCAGCGGAAAAGTTCGCACCGTCGGAGAAAAGACGGAACTGAACCAAGTGCAGGAAGAACTGAAGACGCTCATCATAAAGACCGCCAGTGTGATACAGAAAAGCGTGGATGCACTTCAGACGAGGCTGGAGAGCGAGTATGTGGCGCAGTCGGAGTTCGGCACGTTCCGCGAAACCATGAGCAACGAGATCACCGCAACGGCGCAGGGACTGGAGCAGAGCTTCAGAACGTACAGCGAGATCATGGACAACTACATCACCACTACCAACGGATATATCCGACAGGGTGTGGTGGGATACGAGGGGCTGACACCGGTCATCGGCATTGCCATCGGGCAGGATATCAAAGTGACCGGAGCCAAAGAGACAGTAGGCGGTGTGGAGTACGAAACCATCGACACCACACAGAATATGTCTATCTGGACGGCGGATAAGCTGTCGTTCTATGTGAGCGGGCGGGAAGTGGCATATTTTGCCAACGATGCACTGACGGTGACGAACATCCACACGGGCAGCATCACCATGGGCAGCTGGACGGTAGATGCATCCGGCGGCTATTCCATTCGATGGACGGGGGAAAACAGCTGATGTCGACATCATATTCATGGGGCAGTGCGCCCACCATCCCGCTGACCATCTCTGACAGCATCACAAGGGACAGCGGCAGCCGGTATTCCGGCTATCTCACCATATCGCTGGGGCCGCTGGGCGGCGGGTCGTATTTCGGCTATAACATCACCGCCACAGTGGACGGTGAGGCAAAGACCATCAAGGACAATCTGCCAAACCAGTGGAGCGACGGCGCGTACAGCGCCAGCTGGTATATCTCCGGCAGTTCTTATTCCAGCAGTGTATCCATCAGCGTGTCCATCAGCTCCAACAGCGGCCGCGCCGGCCTGAGTGTAGGGTATACCGCGTATATTGGCACTTACGATGACCCTGCCACGGAGCCGGCATCTGTGCCTACACTAAACGTATACACAGCCAAACTGGGCGGCAGCGTTATTGTCTACACCAACCGGCAGAGCAGTTCCTACAAGCACACCATCTCCTACACCGTGGGAAGCGCCAAGGGAACTATCGCGTCCAATGTGGGGGCGAGTACCACATGGAGCATCCCCACCAGCCTCATTGACAAGGTGACGTCAGCAGGTACCAACTGCACCATTACGGTGGTGACGAAGTACGGCAGCTCCACGATAGGCACGAAAACGGTGACCCTGACACTGTATCCGCCGGATGGGTATACACCCACGGTACAGAAGGGGTGGGCCACGGCTACCTACGACAACAGCGGAACAGCGGCGGCGAGTATTGCGGCGGCCATAAAAGGTTTTTCCAAGGCAAAGGTGACCTTCAATAGCGCCAAGGTGACAGGCAATTACGGTGCGACTATCCAGAAGTTCACCGTTACATATGCGGGAACCACGGTGACGGCCAGCAGCGGTGTGGCGCGGACAAAAATCATTTCGGAGTTGAGTGCGTCGCTGATCTGCACGGTGGTGGATTCGCGGGGCAACAGTACATCGGAAACCATCCTGCTGTCATTGAACGACTATGCACCGCCCACTATCACGGGGGCCAGTATCTACCGGTGTGATGGGGAAATGCTGCCGGCGGATGCAGGGGAGCATATCGCCGCTAAGGCTACCGCCAGATGCACGGCGCTGGGCGGAAAGAACAAGGTAACACTGACGGCGGCCTACCGTGCGTTCAGTGCATCGTCCTATTCGGCGGAAAAGGCCATGAGAAGCGGCACGGCGGTCATGGTCACAGGAAATACCGTGGTCAGCAACGCCGTCAGCTATGTGGTGCGCCTGACGGCAAAGGACTCTCTGGGTAAGACCACCACATTCGAGAAGCTGATCCCCACGAGGTCTGTGACCTTCAGCCTGCGGGAAGGCGGCAAGGGCGCGGCCTTTGGCAAGCTGGCAGAGCGCGATGTGTTCGAGTGCCAGTTCCCCGCAGAGTTCAACAATGGCGTTACCATCACCGGGAGTACAAAGATCGTGGACGGTGACGGCACCAGAGAACTGGCGGACTACATCAAAGCAAAGGCGGGGACACCGCTGACGGCGTTGGACATCTACCCCGTTGGCAGCATCTATCTGTCCGTCAACAGCACAGATCCGACAACGCTTTTCGGAGGAACGTGGGTACAGCTGAAAGATCGCTTCCTGCTGGGCGCCGGCAAGACCTATACCGGCGGCAAGACCGGCGGCGCGGCCACAGTGGCGCTGACGGAAGCGCAGATGCCCGCCCATAACCACGGCGGTGTTACCGGATCTGACGGCGAACACAGCCACAGTTTCTCCGGAAACAGGAACAGCGGCAACGGACAGACGGCGGAGGGCAAGGGCACATCAGACAGCTATTATACGCTGTACACCGATGATGCCGGTGAGCATACCCACAGCATCAGCTCCGCCGGTCAGGGACAGGCTCATAATAATATGCCGCCGTATCTGGTGGTGTATATGTGGCGGCGGACAAAGTGATTTTTGGAAGGAGGCCGGGAATATGGCATTTTCCTACACCCCGTATCAGGAGAGCGAGCGTCTGCGGCGTTTGGCCGAAGAAATGGCGAGGCATGATGCGGAAAAGCCCTCCCAGTGGACGGGCGGACAGTACGGACAGCAGCGTGATGACGCGCTTTCCAAACTCCTGAACAGGGAGAAGTTCAGCTACGATGTGAACGGCGATGCACTGTATCAGCAGTATCGGGACAAGTATGTGCAGCAGGGTAAGCAGGCCATGCAGGATACCATGGGACAGGCGGCGGCACTGACCGGCGGCTACGGCTCCACCTACGGACAGGCGGTGGGACAGCAGCAGTATAACGCCTACCTCCAGAAACTGGGAGACGTAGTGCCGGAACTGTATCAGCTGGCCATGAGCCGCTACCAGATGGAGGGTGACGATCTGGAAAAGCAGTACGCCGTGGCAAAAGACCTCTACGATACGGAGTATGGACAGTACCGTGATACCATGCTGGACTGGCAGGGCCAGCGGGACTATCTTTCTGACCGCTATGATAACGAGCGCAGCTATGATTACAGCCGTTGGAGCGACGGGCGTGATTTCGATTACCAGGGCTATCGTGACAGCGTTTCCGATGATCAATGGCAGCAGGAGCAGGAGGAATCCAAGCGCCGGTGGCAGGCTGAGTTCGATGAGGACAAGCGCCAGTTTGATGAAAATATGGCGTGGCAGCAAGCCAAGGCGGCGGCCAGCAGAAGCGGCGGAGGCAGTTCCTCCGGCAGATCCGGCAGCGGCTCCAGCGGCGGTACATCTCGAGCCGGTTCCAGCGGCAATCTGGTAAGCGTGCCCGGGTACGGCGAGATCAGTTATGATGACGCCGAGACGCTGGAAAGGCAGGGATACATCAAACTGCAGGGCGTGGATAAGAAGGGAAAGCCTATTTACGCCAAGACGGGTAAGAAGAATTACACGAATCCCATTATGATGAGCAGATAAGGAGGGAAACACCATGCCGAGACCCACAGGTAGCACCGCCAAGGAACGTATTCTGGCCCGTGCCAAAGCTATGGGCGGTGCCACGGAGGACAGCCGCAGTGACGATCATATCGAAACGACGGCCAGAGAACGCATCATGTCCCGTGCCCGCCGTATGGGCGAGGTCAGCCGCGCTGAAGAACTGGCCAGAGAGATGGCACAGGAGGAGCAGCGCCGCAGTCAGGAAGAAAAAACGGCGCGGGAGGGACGCACCTCTCGCGGGCGCGTGGCGGACATCGCTGCCTTCGGCGCCGGGAATTACGGCGCGGACAAGCGTATTTTCGGCGAGGGGTACGATGTGGGTGAGGGTTTGATGACCGGTGCAGGAGTGGGCCTGACGCAAATCGCCAAGGCCGGCAGCTCCGCCGGCGCATGGCTGGAAAACCTGCTGGGCGACTTTGCCAGAGAGGGTACCAATGGGTACTGGAATCCGGATACCAGTAAGTGGCTTTTCAACCGCTGGAACAAGTCCATTGATGAGGAGGCTGAGGGTGTTCGCCAGCGTCATGCCGAAAACACCGCAAAGGGCGGCAAGGCGGCGCAGACGCTGGAGGATCTGGCGGCGGCTACCGTGGCCGCGCTTCCGCAGGCTGGCGCAGCACTACTCACTGGCGGCGCCAGCACTGTTTCCACGGCGGAGCAGCTGGCCGCACGGGCGGCGGCATCGCAGGGACTGACGGGCACCATCTCCCGCGCCATGCAGACCATGGCCAAAGACCCTAACTTCCGGCTTTCTTTCGCACAGGTGGCAGGCCCGGGCTACGAACAGGCCAAGGCGGATGGCGCGGACGATCTGCGTGCGTCTCTGTACGCCGTGGGAAATGGATTGCTGAATGCCGCCGTGGAGGTGGGCGGCGGTATTCAGACGCTGCCCAATGAATTGGCAGGCGGCACCTCCGCGTGGAAAGCGTGGGTGGACTCCATGCTGGACGAAGGAAAAGAAGAAGTGGTGCAGGGCGTCATTGAGCGGGCCATGCAGAACACCATGTACGGAAAGGACAATCCGCTGGTGGGCGTGGGAAACGGTGCGGTGATAGACCCCGCCGCCGCAGCGGAGGAGTTTGCCGGCGGCGCCGTGGTGGGCGGCATCCTGTCCGGTGGTCAGATCGGCGTACAGCACGCCATGTCCCGTGTCTATGACGCGCGGATGCAGGAGCGCCAGCGGCGCTATGAGCAAGCGGTGGCAGCGGCCAGAGAGCGCGCTGGTGTCAAGGGTACATATCAGGCGTCTGAGGATGGCAGCACGTCCTACAAAGGACAGGTGGCCGCTGTGGACGGCGTGGACAAGGGCGGCAAGATACGGCTGTCCTCCGGCGAATCTGTTGACCCTGCCGATGTGCGCTTTGCAGACCAAAATACTGCCGACGTCTATGAGGGCCTTATCAATGCGGACATGACCGCCGATGCCCAGACGGCACTGGCCCGCGCCTATGAAGGCGGGGACGGATGGAATTACCTGCTGGGTGTGCAGGAGAGCTATCGGGCGGGGCGGTACAACACCGACCTGCGGGAGGACGGCTTTGCTGCTGACCTCACCGAGGGACAGCGGCGGCTGGCCTATGAGCTGGGTGTCGCCCGCCGCCGTGCAGACGCAGCGGAGAGCAGAAAAAACGCCGCCCCTTTACAGAGCGGCAAACTGGTCTATGAGCAGGGCGTGGACACGTCCCGGTTGTCAAAGATGCAGAGAACCAGCCTGAAGCTGGCGGATGTGCTGTCCCAGACGGTGGGCGGCGAGGTACATATCTACTCATCCACCCAGCAGGCGGACGGGCGGCGCACCGTGGATCAGGCCAATGTAGCCGCTATGCTGGGGGACGCACGGGAGGCACCCAACGGCTTTTATGACCATGCCACCGGCAACATCTATCTGGACATCAATGCCGGAAGCAACGGCGAAGGGACGATGCTCTATACCCTCAGCCACGAGTATACCCACATGATCCGGCAGCACGCGGCGGAGAGCTTCAACAAGCTGGCAGACTATCTGTTCAGGCAGTACAGGGAGAACGGGCAGGACACCGAGGCACTGATCCGCGCCAAGATGGACAATCTGGGACTGGAATATGACGCCGCCTATGAGGAAGTGGTGGCCGACAGTATGGAATCCATGCTGACCGATACCAATGCCGCCGAGAAGATCGCGGCGCTGAAAAAGACTGACCGGACACTGTGGCAGAAGCTGAAGGATCTGGTGGGTCGTCTGGCGGCCAGTGTGCGGAAGCTGTATGCCGACATGAACCCCAACAGCGAGGAGGGCCGCATGGTTCGGCAGATGGGGGATGCGCTGGGGCGCATGAGCGACCTGTTCGCAGAGGGACTTTCCAACGTCAGCGCCGACGGGAAGAGTGAGGGCGGTACCAAGGTTTCCAAACAGGCACGGGATTATTCCTACGCCGCATTGGCAGCCAAACCGGATATGCAGGTGACAACAGTGGATGATGTCGTGCGCTACGACGCTGACAGCAAAATGCGGAAGGATATTATTGCCAGAGCCATTGCAGCGGCAAAGAAGGTCGGCAGCACCAACGAAAATGGGAATGCTGTTATCCATGTGGATGATACGGACACGGATGTAATCCTGAGTGCAAAGGGCTTGCGGCACGGCCTTGACCGCCGGTTTTCCACCAACGCCCCCGTGACCCTGAAAGCGGGAGAGATTCTGAAAAACGCCGTCCGTATCAACGAACTGACGCCGAAGAAAGACACCGTTGATGCTTCCTATGTGCTGATTGGCGCTGCCAAAAACGCAAAAAACGAACCGTACATCGTACAGTTCGTTGTCAACAGAGCGTCCAATGAAGTAACGTCCGTGGATGTTCTGTATTCGATAGGCACAAAAACAGAACCGGCTGGGAGCCTATCCCCAGAGGTCACGGGCGTACCCGCTACTCTAACCGGTTCTATTATCAGTATATCCAGTTTGCTCGACTATGTCAACAGGTACTTTCCGGATATCCTGCCGGAAAGTGTTCTGAAGCATTATGGATATACGGAACGGCCCTCCGGCGAATTGGGTGAAAGTGCCCTGTTCCAGCAGCGCGGAAGATCTGACCGTGAGATCCTTGCTACGGCGCTGGAGAGCGCAGCTCAGACCGACTGGGAGCGGAAGATGCTGGCGGAGTACAAGGACACCATCGGCAGGGCGGAAACCTACGAACAGCGTATCGCAGAGAACAGGGCGGAGCTGAAGGAACTCTCCTTTGCCAAGGGGAAACGGGATGCAGCTCGCATTCAGACCCTTAAAACGGAGATCACCAAGGATACGAACCGCGTCAAGGCGGTGGACAGACAGCTGCTGGAACTGGAGGCGACCCGCAGCCTGAAAGACCTGCTGGTCCGGGAAAAGGAAGCAGTTAAGAAGCGGGAAGCGGAAAAACGCCGTAAAGCGGTGATGGAGTACCGCGAGGATGCCAAGGAGCGTCTGAGCGTCCAGACCTATCGCAAACGGGTAGAGGTCAAGGCGGCACACCTGATGGATCTGGTGACAACCAACACGGACAAGAAGCACGTCCCCGAGGGGCTGAAAGAACCGTTGGCGCGGTTCCTGTCCACCCTGCGCTTCGACAGCCGTCAGAGCCAGAAGGGTGGAGAACCCACGAAGCGTGATACGCGGTACATCGAAGCACTGAGCAGACTCCAGAACGTTTTGGAGCGGCAGGCAAAGTACAACGAGGGGGACGCCACTGTGGACGGCAGCGCTTTTGTCGACCTGCCCAGCGGCTTCACGGAGAAGATCGAGGAACACATCAAACTGGCGGAGCAGGCAATGAAGGGATTCGACAGCGAAACGGATTTCGTCTACAACATGAATGCCGGACAGCTTCAGGATCTGAGCTTCATTCTCACCGTTCTCAACAATTCTATCAGCAAGGCAAATCAGATGGCGGTCAACCGACACTTTGCCGCTGTGGACGAGGCGGCGGAGAAAACCATCGCCGAGCTGGGAACACTGGGCGGCGCCAGCCGTGCGGTCGGGAAGGTGACGGATTTCCTGAATTGGGAAAATACGCTGCCGTTCTACGCATTCAGGAAGTACGGAAAGGCCGGCGAGACAATTTTTGAGGAATTGCAGGACGGCTGGGATCGTCTGGCATTCAACACCAAGGCGGTCATGGATCATGCCGAGAGTGTCTACACCAAGGAGGAAGTGCGGGAGTGGAGCAAAAAGCTGCACACCGTGAAGCTGGGCAGCGGAAAAGCGGCGCAGATGACCACGGCACAGCTGATGAGCGTGTATGCTTTGGCAAAGCGTCAGCAGGCCATGGGACACCTTATGGGCGGCGGTATCCGTGTGGAGGATATCAAGCTGGAAAAGGGCAAGGGTACGCTCAAACAGGCAGACCCGTATGTGCTGACACAGGAGGATGTTGCCAATATGACCGCCATGCTGTCTGATCGACAGATCGAGGTGGCAGACGCTTTGCAGAAGTATATGACAGAGCAGGGCAGCACGTGGGGCAACCGCGTGAGTATGGAGCGCTTCGGCTACCGCGCCTTCACAGAGCCGGTCTATTTCCCCATCGAGTCTGAGCCCAGCAATCGGAACGCCATTGATCCGGAAGCAAAGGCGAACGATATGTTCCGCCTGCTGAACCTGTCTGCCACAAAGGGCCTGACCAGAAATGCCAACAATGCCATCGTGGTGCGGAACATCTTCGATGTGTTTTCAAACCACATGGCAGATATGGCAAAGTACGATGCGCTGGCGCTGCCGGTGCTGGATGCCATGAAGTGGTACAACTTTAAGACGCAGACCAAAAACGAGACGGGGCAGGTTTTTACGCAGACCGTGCAGCGTTCCATTGAGACGGCATTCGGCAAGGGCGGAAACAACTATTTCACCACACTTATCAAGGATATCAACGGCACCAAAGAGGCTGGGCGCGGCGAAGGATTCTGGAAACGGGCCATTTCCAGCTATAAGGTGGCGGCCGTGGGCGCAAACCTGCGTGTGGCGTTGCTGCAGCCGACCGCATATGTCCGGGCCGGAGCTGTAATCGACGCCAAATACCTGGCACAGGCGCTGACTGCCAACCCTGCTAAGGTGAAAGCAAACATTCAAGAGATGCAGGCGCATTCCGGTATCGGCCTGTGGAAGTCCATGGGATTTTTTGACACGGACATCGGACGCGGCATCCGCGCCCAGATCAAGGGAGATATCAGCGGAAAGGAACAACTGGCGGAGTGGTCGATGAAAGCGGCGGAACTGGGCGACAGCATCACATGGGGTGCCATGTGGAATGCCTGCAAGCTGGAGGTGCAGGACAGGCAGCACCTGACAGGAGACGCACTGCTGGATGCTGCAGCGCTGCGCTTCCGCGAGGTGATCTACCGGTCGCAGGTGGTGGACGGCACCCTGACGCGCAGCCATACCATGCGGGACAGGAGTACCTTCAAGAGCCTTGCCACCGCCTTCATGGCGGAGCCGACCATGAGTTATAACATGGTGCTGGATGCCTATGACCAGTATGCGCAGGATGCCCGCCGACTGGGCAGCCGGAAGAAAGCGCTGGAAAGAAATAAGGGCAAACTGACGTCCGCGTTCCTCGCCTACACCTCCAGCCAACTGGCGGCGGCTGTCGCGGAGAGCATCGCGGATGCATTCCGTGACGATGACGACTATCAGACATTTTTCCAGAAATGGCTGGAGGCGTTCTGGGGTAAGGACGGGAATCTGCTGTCCGACCTGAACCTGCTGGGAAAGATCCCTGGCGTCAAAGATATCATTTCCATCGCTACCGGCTGGGGAAATGACCGTATGGATACGGCGTGGATGGAGAATATGGTCAAGGCATATCAGGCATGGGCGGAGACTATCCGACTGGCCACCGGCAAGCAGGATAAACCGACAGACGCGACCTACAATGGAAAGATGACCACCTACGGCAAGATCTATAAGACCATGCAGGGCATGAGCCAACTGTTTGGCCTGCCGGTGTCGGCAGCCATGCGGGAGGGCAAGGTGCTGTGGAACAATTCCATCGGCGCATTGTACCCCGACAGGAAACTCAAGACCTACAAGGGAAAAGAGGAAAGCAACATCCAGTACGCCTATCAGGACGGTTATATCGACGAGGAGCGGGCGGTGGATCTTCTGCGGGAGAAGGCAGGGTACACCGCCGGCGAGGCACAGTTGGAGGTCATGAAGTGGGAAAGCGGTGCCAGCGGTAAATACACGGTATATCTGGAGGCGGTGGAAAGCGGCGAGAACATGGGGGCTATCACCCAGAAGTATCTGTCCTACGGTGTGGAGCCGAAGCAGCTGTCTTCTGCTATCACCAGCTATTTCAAGCCCATCTATGTAACGCTGGGGCCGGCAGACAGGGCCACCATGAAGGGATATCTGCTGAACGCCTATGTGCGGCTGGGATACGACCGCGACAAAAAATCCAAGGATATTGACAAGTGGCTGGAGGATAAGTGATGAAGCACTTCTACATATAATGAGGAAATGGGGAGAGAAAAATGTACATCACAGGCGATACTATCATCCACGCGGCAGCCATCGTCACCGCCATCGGTGTCCTCAGCGGCGTGGTAGTGGCGGTGGCGAAAATGGTCATCCGCGACAGGCACCAGAGCGAAACCATCAAGGCGATGCAGGAGGAGCAGACGCTGATCTGCTACGGCCTGCGGGGCGCATTGCAGGGGCTGATCGAGCAGGGCTGCAACGGCCCCTGCAAGGACGCGCTGGACAAGCTGGACAAGCACCTCAACAAAGAGGCGCATCACCACAAGGAGATTTAAGGCCGACAGGCCGGAAAGGAAGTCGCTATGAAACTGAACAACAAAGTCTATGACGTCATGAAGTGGCTCGTGATGATCGTGCTGCCCGCGCTGAGCGCGTTCTACGTGGCGCTGGCGCCCGTGTGGGGCTGGCCCTACGCCGAGCAGGTGGCCATGACCATCTCCGCCGTGACGGCCCTGCTGGGCGCCCTGCTGGGCATTTCCACGGCGCAGTACAGGAAAAACTGCGGAACGGGGGTGTAAACC